ACCGGTTCGGATTATCTTTTGTTCTATGTAAAGACCTGCAGCCTTACCTCTAGCTACTTCTGCATTAACTGCAGCTGACCATGCTTTTTTATCTCTAGCTTCATTTCTTAGTTTAGCTAACTCTGCAATATGATTACCAAATGTAACTTCAAATTGTTTCTGCCACTCTTCACGTAATTCACCTATATATTGAACTACTAATGGAAATAATTTTGGATTCTGTAATTTACTAGCTGCCTGTCTTGCGGAGTCTTTTGCATAACCAGCTTCAATTGCACAAGCTGTGGCTGTCTTTCTACCCTGTTCAGATATCAGAAGATTAGCAAATTTAATTTGTTGTTCAGTCAGTTTCTTAGGTAGTCCCATTTTTCTCCTTTTTATATCCTTCCATAGCTAATTCATGAAAAGTCTTTTCTTTTTTTCTATTATATTTAGTTTTATCTTTTATTACTTGTGATTTAAATTTTGATGTCCTAACTTCTTTTGCTACAGGATTTTTAAATATTCTATTAAAATTTTCTTTATATAATTCAGTGCTAGGTCTTGATTTACCATCCCACATCCTTGATTTATCCTTTACCTGCGTCATTATGTCTTACTATATGATATTGCTATTTAATGCAACAATGATATTGTGATAATAGTTGTTAGGGTAAAAATATATTTAACTATGTATTCTGGTTTGCCCTACCTCTTTTGTTTTGATTGATTGATTGGCGTCCGGCTTACGAATCTCTTGGGAGATAACCATTAGAGTTGATACTGGGGCGCCAATTTAAAGATAGGAAATTATGTTAAGTGGAAAAGCATTAAGACAGATACTAGATAAAATGTTAAAGTCACCTGTAGCTCAAGAGGCTAGGGTTCAAATATGTCTACCTGATGGACAACATTGTGATATTACTTCTTTACAATTAATGGAAAATAAAATATTGGGAGCTAGAGAAACTCACCGATTAGTTATGACTATTCAGCCAGAAACATGGAAAATGGGCGAAGTTATTAAAAAAATATAACTCACCTGTTAACCTAAAAAATCAGTGAAATCAGAGACTAAATTTTATGCAAAAGTTAAAAGCGAAATTAAAAATATTTCATGGATTAGGGTTGAAAACCTTAGTGTTCCCGGTACTCCTGATTTATTGGGTTATAATAATATTGGGCACTTTTTCACTGTCGAGTTAAAATATACAAAAACAAACAAAGTAACATTCTCTCCACATCAAATCGCCTTCCACGTGAAACACCCAAACAATACTTTTATCCTGGTTCAGGATGCCTCTTGCATGGTCCCAAAACTTTATGAGGGCCAAAGGATCCGGAAGCTTGTTGCTTGCGGCTTGAAGCTTGAACCAATGCTTCAGGGATTTTCAACAATCAAAAAATTTTTCGATACAATTTAACGCGCGACATTTTGCTGCTTGACGCTTGAGGCTTCAGGATTCCTGCGTCTTTTCATCACTGCGACAATTTGTCGCAGCTTGTGGCTTGCTGCTTGACGCTTGTGGCTTGCTGCTTGACGCTTGTTGCTTTTGTTCTTTTTGAAATTGTTTGCGCTTTTTACGCATATCTTCATAAAATTTTGGATGTTTGAATACGTGCATGAATATCGCTTATAGTATTTTTTAATTCTCTTATTTTTTTATTAAGTTCAGATATTGTTTTATCATCTTTTTTTTCATCTCTCAATTGTCGTCTTATGTAATGAGTGAGGTGCATATCTCCTAATTTGATATCTTCATCCTTACTTTCAGAGTATGTTTCCTGATCCAATGCTTCCTCAATATCGCAGGGCGTTTTTTTATTTTTTGCAAAGTGTTTTTCTATTTCTATTAAGTCTCTTATTTTTAGGCTCATTGTTTCCTATGGTTTAGTTGTATAAATCGCTTTCAAGGTCCATAATTTTAGCAAATTCCGCAGCCATGTCGCCGCCGTCGTCAAGGTCGCTAAGACCTAAACCAATTGCCGCCGCTTGCCTTGCGCCTTTTTTTGCTTCCTCTGTCCACCCTTCGGGCGGTGAATTGTCTTTGTTTATTTTTTTTACTAAATTGTTTAATGTTGTTTTTGTCATTGTTTCCTTATTGTTAGTGCTTCCCATAACTTACAACCTTGACCGCTGGATCCCAGCAAGCCCGGCAATCTCCGCAATTATTATTTTGTTTTGGAGCTGGACACGTGGCGCCAGTCTCAACAACCATTGAAGAATTGGGCCAGGTTGTATTTTCTTGTCCAATCATTGGAGGTGAAAATCTTATAACTAAATTTGCGGGCTTTCTGTCTAAATGTTTCTTAATCCATGCCTCCCGCGTTGGCATCCAGTGTCTAGTATCCGGCGTTGCCTCACATATTTCATAAATTTTATTTAAGTGGTCCAGGTCCTGCACGTCCCCGGCATCGTGAAATCTAAAATATTTTTGTCTTTTAATTTGTGTGACAAATGCCTCAACCCATAATTTATTAGTAATTGATTTTAATCTCACATATTGAGCGGCTTTAATTGCTTTGTATCTTGTGTAATTTCCTTTTAATGCATAACACATCGAACAAACTGAATTTTTAATTTTACGTAATTGGCTGCCGGTTTTGCATTCCCAGGCCGGCAAGCTGTAACTTAGGCCCGGCATCTTGGACGTTCTAGTCATTGAACCGGTAATTTGTTTTGCTTCTGTTATATTCACAATTCCTCCTTTTGTTTAATTTAATAATAACATAGGACAATCCTAAATCATAGAATTATTTTTAGACATAGTGACGCACCCTGGAGCCGGGATCCGGTGTCAAGAAACAAAATGTCGCGCGACAATATGTCGCAGGCAACATGCGACAATATGGACAATGTACCTGGGTCCTGGAATCTGGTATCATGGGTCAATTAACAAAAAGGAGAAATATGAAAAAAGAACCATTAGACAGAATAGCAGATGCAATAGAAGAGATATTAAAACTAGTAAAAAAAGACATGACTGATAGCAAGGCGCGTATAACTGAACAATGGGACAATGATTTGGCCAAACAAAAATTAAGAGACGCAGATGATATATCTGGTGATCTTTGGAAATAACTGCGACACTATGTGCAATGGTGCAGCTAGCACTATTGTGCTATACTAGGGTAATTAACAAATAGGAGAAAAAAATGGATTACGAAAATGATTACAACTTATTAGAAGACGTTGCAGAGCAACAAGATGTATGGGAAGATTTAGAAGATGAAGATGAAGATGAAGATGAAGAACAGTTTTAACTGCGACACTATGTGCAATGGCGGAGTTACCGCCATTGTGCTAATATACTATTATGACAAATAAAAAGAATAAACCAAAACCCCAAGATAAAGAGCCAACACATTGTGTAAGTTGTGGGGATTATATAAAAGGAGATAGCAGATCGACCAGTAATAAAATGTACTGCAACGACTGCGGATCATGAACCAGTATTAACTACCTCCTAGTGTTAATATATCGCGCGGCAAAATGTCGCGCGGTATTACATATTACATGCGACAAAATGTCGCAGCGACAAAATGTCGCAGGCGCCTGCGGCGCCGGAACTATACCGCTCGCTTCGCTCGCGGGAGACTCGCTCGCTTCGCTCGCTCGAAGTTTTGATAGAGGTACCAGACTGATTTGAGAATTTGAACTTTTTTAATTTAATGATATACCATCTATATAAAAAGGGATCCTATATACTTACTAATATATAAGCTTTTATACATTTGTAAGGGTAAATTACTTTTAGGGTTTTTAAAACATAACTGAAAAAATTTTGCAAAATTTTTTTTCGAATGCACTATGAATATAGATAAGTTAAAAAAGTTTGAGAAATTACCACCTGATGTAAAAAGACAATTAGCTTTGTATATGGCTAAGTGGAAAGATAAAAAAAAACAAGCTGACATTAAAAAAGACTTTATGTCTTTTGTTAAACATGTTTGGCCAGATTTTATTGAAGGTAGACATCACAAACAAGTTGCAGATAAATTTAATGATATTGCTAATGGTAAAATTAAACGTGTTATAATTAATATGGCACCTAGACATACTAAGTCTGAATTTGCCAGTTATTTATTACCCGCATGGATGGTAGGTAGAAATCCTAAATTAAAAATTATTCAATCTACTAATACAACTGAATTATCTGTAAGGTTTGGACGTAAAGCAAAAGCTTTAATGGATACTCCAGAATATAAAGAAATATTTCAAACAAGACTTAAAGAAGATAGTCAGGCTGCCGGTAAATGGGAAACTCAACAAGGTGGAGAATATTATGCTGCTGGTGTTGGTTCTGCTATCACTGGTCGTGGTGCCGATCTCTTAATTATTGATGACCCACATACTGAACAAGATGCAATGAATGCACAAGCATTAGATAGAACTTACGAGTGGTATACATCTGGTCCACGTCAACGTCTTCAACCTGGTGGAACTATTATAATTGTAATGACAAGATGGAATGAAAAAGATTTAACAGGTAGATTAATTAAAGCACAAAAAGAACCTAAGGCTGATCAATGGGAACTTATTGAGTTTCCTGCTATCATGCCAAATGATAAACCCCTGTGGCCGGAATACTGGAACATTGAAGATTTAGAATCAGTTAGAGCTTCAATTCCATTATCAAAATGGAATGCACAATACATGCAAAACCCAACAGGAGATGAAGGTGCATTAATCAAAAGAGAATGGTGGAAAAATTGGGAAGGTGATATTCCTCCTTTAGAACATGTTATACAATCTTATGACACAGCATTTATGAAAAAAGAAACTGCAGACTATTCTGCTATTACCACTTGGGGTGTATTTCATCCAAGTGAGGATTCAGGTCCTTGTTTAATGTTAGTGGATTCTATTAAAGGACGTTATGAATTCCCTGAACTAAGACGTATTGCATTAGATCAATACGGATACTGGCAACCGGAGACAGTGATTATAGAAGGCAAAGCATCCGGGCTCCCTTTGACTTATGAATTAAGAAAATCTGGAATACCCGTTATAAATTTTACACCTAGTAGAGGTAATGATAAACACACACGTGTTAATTCTGTTTCACCGTTATTTGAGTCTGGTAAAATATATGCTCCACAAGATATGGAGTTTGCACAAGAAGTAATTGAAGAATGTGCAGCTTTTCCATATGGAGATCATGACGACTTAGTTGATTCTATGACTCAAGCCGTTATGAGATTCAGACAAGGTGGATTAATTCAACACCCTGAAGATTATGAAGATGAGCCTTTACAACGTAGTCCAAAAGTGTATTATTAGTAATTATGGCAACAGAAGATGATCAAAGATTATTAGATATGCTTAGAGCTATCGAAGCTGGAGATATTCCAGAAGACTTAGATGATGGTGAAGAGTATGATGATATGGGTGGTATTAAATCTCTAGACAGAAGTGCACCATCAATTAAAATGGCATCAGAGGGCGTAGACGAATTTGAATTAGAACTGGGTACAGTTATATCTGAATACAATGATTTAAAATCAAAAGGTGATCCAGCTGTTAGAGATATTTCTTTAGAACAATACATTGATAATTATTTATCTAAAAAGAAAATGATGAAAGAAAATAGAGCTATGGCTATGGGCGGCGGTATGATGAGAATGAATTATGCTGATGGTGCTTCTGAAAAACTTTATGATAATGTTTTTGATGCTAGAGAAGCAGCAGATAATGAAGATAGAGCAAACATTAGAGATATGGCAAAAACAAAGATTCCAGTTAAGAAAAAAAATAAATCAATAGATTTAGATATTGAATCAATTGAAAAATTAATTGAGAAAAGAAAAAAAGAAAAGAAAAAACTAGCTATGGGCGGTATCGCAGGAGTCCTGTAGTGCCTGACAAAGCTCCACCTAAAAAACCTAAAAACTTTACAAAGATGTTAGACATGCTTGATAGTAAAGCAGCTGTTAATACTTTGTCTCCAAAAACTTATGTTGATTTAGTAGGAAGTTTTGCAAGGAAAGCATATGAAAATGGAGAACTAGAAGTAGATGAGTATTTAAGAATTGTTAAACCATTATTTGGTGAAACAGGTGAAATGGTAACAGAGAAAATAGAAAATTATAGAACCAATATGTTAGATGGTGGAGATACAGAATATAATGCAATGGTTACAGGTAAGTATATTGAACTAGGTGGTCAAGAAGGAACTGGTATGGATATAGATAAATTTGCAGAAGAATATTTTCCTAAATTTGCTGATGGTGGTAGAGCACAATTTGGTGTAGGCTCCCTGGATCCGGATACTAGATTCAATAAAAGGGTAAAAGAACTTATGGACGATGGTTATGAATTTGGTGAAGCAGTAAAAGAAGCAATGAAGGAAACAAGAAAAGATCAAGGTAATGGTACAATACCTAAATCTGAAAAATGGATGAGAGATTATTTCTTCGATGGTAAAGGTGGATATGATGATAGAATGTCATATAAAGAATTTGCCTTAGGACCAGGACAAGAATTATACAAAAAATTAGGTAATGACTAAAAGGCTTACTAGAACAATTCCTCCGGAATCAGGGCCCATGCCTCAGGGGTTGAATATTAACTATAATACTGTTAAAACAGTCAAACAATCTGGAGAAAAAATAAATGGCGGATATAGACAAAGCACTTCCAAACGAAGTCAGAAAAG